CGGAACGATGGACGTTTCTGGTGCATTGACGCAATCAACTGCGGCGGTGAAAGTCGCGGGTGTTGAAACGATTTATGTGCCTGCTGCCGCTATGTACCCCAATAGCACGAACGGCTGCGCGGATTTAACGCAGGTCGAATTGTCTAATGGCCCAGAGATTAAATGTTTAGACTTCGATGCAAGTTCCGATGAGAACGCTCAGTTCACTGTGTGTTTTCCAAAATCGTGGAACGAAGGCACAGTGACATTTCAAGCCTTTTGGACGGTCACAGGCACCAACACAGGTACTGTAGCTTGGGGCTTATCTGGCGTTTGTATTGCGGATGACGCAAGCATCAATACCGCATTTGGCACCAATGTAGTTGCTACAGCAAAAGCCTTCAGCGGAACGTCCAACGATATGACCGTATCGGCAGTATCGGGTGCGGTGACGATTTCTAATGCCGCTGTAGACACGCAAACATATTTTCAAATAATGCGTGATGTCTCAGCTGACAGCCAATCGGGTGATGCTCGTTTGCTGGGGATAAAATTGTTCTTTACTACTGACGCTAAAAACGACTCGTAAGGAGTAACTGATGTCAGGCTTCGGTTATAACGTCAACGGATTTGGTGCTTTCCCTAACCGCCAACCCCCTTACTTAATAGACATCCTAGTAGTGGGTGGCGGAGGCGGCGGGGGTGGTTCTTATATGTGTGGCGGCGGCGGCGGCGCTGGTGGGCTGCAAACTCTCTCTCAAATTAGCCCTGCTCTCAACACTGATTACACGGTGACTGTTGGCGCAGGATCTGCTGGACGACTTAATCTTAACGGTGCTTTAACAGCCTCAGATTCGAGTATATCTGGCACCGGAATAACCACAACTACTGGTAATGGCGGTGGCGGCGGAGGTGCTGAGGATCAAGATAACAGCAACGCAGACGGTGGTTGCGGCGGCGGCGAAGGTGTTAATCAAGACAATTCGGGCAGCGGTGGTACTGGATCGCAGGGTGGAAATGGCGGCGATAGTTATGTGCTTATCACCTCGGGTATAAATGGTGAAAGATCTGGTGGCGGTGGCGGTGGCGACGGAGGAAGCCCAGAAAACGGGTCAGATGGTGCAGCATTCGCAAGCGGTGGCGGCGGTAATGGCGGTAACGGGTCTGCATGGGTAGACGGGGTATCACGCGCTGGTGGCGGGGGTGGTTCTAATGGTAATTATGCTTTTACTACCAATCTTCTCGGCGGTGATGGGGGTTTAGGTGGCGGCGGTGATGGCGGTGCAGCATCTCGAAGTGGTATTAACCGTCATGGAACAAACGCTACTGCAAATACTGGTAGTGGCGGCGGTGCTGGCGCTGATGTCGTCCAATACCAAGCAAACCCCGGTAACGGAGCATCTGGAGTTGTAATTTTGAGGTACGCTGGGTCGCAACGAGGCACAGGGGGTACAGTAACCTCTAGTGGTGGGTTTACAACTCATACTTTTACAAGCTCTGGCACATTTAATACAGGATCGTAACGTGGCTCATTACGCAAAAGTTGTTGATGGCATTGTTGAGACAGTGATTGTTGCCGATCAAGAGTGGATAGATACTTTAGTTGGGACATGGGTACAGACTTCTTACAATAGTCGTGGCGGTGTTCACTATGGTCAAGATCTAGAGCCAGATGGCGGGGTAGCGTTGCGTAAAAATTATGCGTCGATAGGGGATACTTACGATCCAGTTCGTGATGCTTTTATACCCCAAAAGCCATTTTCTAATTGGGTACTAAACGAAGATACTTGTTTATGGGTGCCACCCGTCGCTCGTCCTAATGACGGTAAAAATTATATTTGGAATCAAGACACTACATCTTGGATGGAGATAGAAGATTAAATCTTTCGAGCAATTTGTGTGTTTAAGTGGACTGCCTAGAACAGGCTCTACGTTACTTTCTGCACTGCTATCGCAGAACCCTGCAATACACGCAGAAGGTAATTCGGCTCTTTGTCAGATTATGTGGGACACACAGAACTCATGCAGAGATGCTTCCAAAGAGGCTATAGCCGCAAACAACAGATTCTATTGTGTCCACGACATAGTGTCTCAACTGCCGCACTCTTACTACAAGGGTAACAGTCAACAGGAAAGGATTGTCGTAGACAAGTGTCGAACATGGACGTTGGACTCCAACATGCAGATGGTCGATGAATACATAGGCAAAGATACCAAGGTAGTCGTTTTGGTTCGTCCTGTTGTAGAAATAGCCAAATCGTTTGTGAAGCTGTACAAAGAAAACGGTATTTACACAGAACAGTTAGAAAGGGATTTATTTAATCCGAGCAGTGACCCTTTGGCTAGACCGCTTGCTGGGGTGTATGCGGCAAAAGTAGGTCTGCAAGACACAAGTAATCGGTTTCTGTTTGTGTCTTACAAGGATCTAGTGGAAGACACAGCACAAACATTGAAAGGTATTTATGACTTCTGTGAGTGGGATCAATTTATTCACAACACACATAACATCAAGCCAAAGTACGCTGAAAACGATGATATTTATGGTTTGAAGGGGATGCACAGTGTAAGAAAGAAAGTGAGGTATCAGAAGAACCACACGCAGCTAATGGACGAAACTGTGCAAAAGTGTATGGAGCTAGACAAAGCTCTCAATCTGATCGATACAGCAGTCAACACGGAGGCTAATTATGGGATTTTTAATTGACGTATTTCATGGCGTGACCTTTGCTATAGCACTGTCAGCAGTTCTGTGTGCGACAACTTCTCCGCCAAATAACGAGTGGGCAAAGAAAGCATACCGATTGATGAACATTGCAGCTTTCAACGTCTGGAAATCCGAGGACAAGTGATCCCGCATGGACGTTGGATCAGTTAGCGAAACTGCTCAGATTAGCTGGAAGCAGATAGCGATACAGAAGCAAGAGCGTTTGAGAACCGGCGCTGAAGGCGAGACTGTGCGCGAAGCTGTCGAGACGATCATCCCCACCATCTATACCAAAGAAGGCAACAAAGTTGAGGCGCAGCCACTAGCGCCTACTAAACGAGTGAACGTATCGGTATGACTCCTACAGAGAAAGCCATTGCAAAGATCGAAGCTCACGAAAAGGAGTGCGCCATTCGCTATGAGGCTATTGAGAGGCGCTTGGACTCCGGCAGCAAACGGTTTGATCGTCTCGAATCTATGATTTGGGGAGTATACGTCACGGTCATCCTAGCAGTTGCCTTGCCTCAATTCGTTAACTAACAGTTTTATTAAGCCGTGGTAATTGAGAGCATTGCAGCAGCCACAGCAACGCTTTCGGCTCTGAATAATCTGATAGCTCAATGCAATGAGACCGGGCAGGGTGTCCAGCAAGTCATGGGCATGATCTCTGACTTTGGCGAAGGCATTACTGAATTTGAGGCGCAACGCCGACAAAGCACGTTCAAACCTCTTAGCCAGAATGAAATCTTGAAGCTCCAGATGATAAAGCGCCAATACGAGCGTCATTGGCAGTCAGTCCATGATCTTTTATTGGTGGCAGATCCGAAGCTCCTTGACGACTTCAAGGCTGCAAAGGCGCAACAAGACCGTGATAGGCAAGAGCATTTAAGGATGATTGCTCGCAAGAAGAAAGCGCGTGACCATCTTATTAATCAGATTTTAGTTGGAGGCACTACTTTGATTATTGGTGGAGCAATAATTGCAGCGGGGTTTGCCATAATGGTCAAGGTATACGGGTGAGCATATTGGAAAAAGTACTTTGGGCTGTTTTGATTAGTGGTATTGCAGGGCCGACGTTTCTGTTTGCGGTTAGTTACTGGCTAGATCTGCCATGATAATGGCGTTCCTGTTGGTTATGCTGGTAGAGGGCGAGCAAATCGCGGGTCAATTCCATTTCCGCAACATCCACAGGTGTAATCAGTTCGCATACTGGCTGGAGCAGGGGACTATCAAACCCATAGAAGGCAGGCGTTTGAACAACCAGCAAAACATTACAGCGTACTGTATCCCTGTTAAAGTCAGACCAAACATACAATTCTACGACTAATATGGCAGCAAAAAAATTAGAAGAAGGCTCTGAATACGCTGAGTTCGACTCAGATGGAGACGGCATCTTGAGTGATGACGAGATTGAAACAAGCAAAGAGTTGCTAGAACTTAGGCTTCACCACGAGCGAGCAGATGCCCAGCGCGGCATGAGTTGGTTCGCCCTTTGGGGTATGTTGTTATACCCATCTCTCGTCGTTGCGTCTGAGTTCTTTGGGCTGTCCCAAGCTGCAAAAATACTAGGCGATATGGCAGCAGTCTATTTTGTATCCGTTGCAGGCATTCTCGCCGCATTTTTTGGCGCTCAAGCATGGTCAAGTAGGAGATAAGATGTACCACTACAAGGCTAAACTTGTTCGGGTCATTGATGGCGACACCATCGACGTAGACATTGATTTGGGCTTTGACGTGTGGCTAAAAAGACAGCGTATTAGGTTAGCAGGAATTGACGCTCCCGAATCTCGCACCAGAAACAAAGCGGAAAAGGTGTTAGGGCTAGCAGCTAAAGCACGACTGACAGAGCTTTGCTCTGAGGAGATGCAGCTAGAATCTTTGGGGACAGGCAAATACGGGCGTATTTTAGGTATTCCAAAGACATCTGATGGCACAAGTATGTGCCAGATTCTGATTGATGAGGGTCACGCTGTTGAGTATTCGGGTGGCAAAAAAACTAAAGTATGGGCGTAAAAAATAAGGAATAGATTATGAGCCTACTAGCATCTCTCGTCGGCCCCGTAACTGGGCTACTGGATAAATTTATACCTGACGCTGACACTAAGAACGCCTTGGCCCACGAAATTGCCACGATGAGTGAGCGACACGCGCAACAGATTGCGTTGGAGCAGATCGAGGTTCTCAAGCTAGATGCCAAAGGCAATTGGTTCCAATCGTCGTGGAGACCCTTAGCGGGTTATACATGCGTGCTGGGCCTTATGGTGAATTTTCTCATCAGCCCTATCGCAGCGGGGTTCGGATTGATCATCCCTCAAGCTGATGCTGGCGTGATGATGCCGCTCCTCTTGGGAATGCTCGGTTTGGGCGGCGCTAGATCATTTGAGCGCGTTAAAGGTGTTGGTAAGTAATGAGTAAGCTTGTTGAAATGATCAAACGCCATGAAGGCGTTAAGTCCAAGGTGTACCTGTGCTCCGCTGGCTACGAAACCATAGGCGTCGGGCGAAATATCAGCGAGTCTGGTCTTGGTTTATCAAACGATGAGATCGAATACTTGTTGGCAAATGACATAACGCGAGTGAAAGAAGAATTGGCTGACACTTACTTTTGGTTCAACGGCATAAACGAAGCGCGGCAAGACGCAATGATCGACATGTGTTTTAACCTTGGTCTGACTAGATTGCGTGGGTTTGTAAATGCTCTTGAAGCGATGTCTCGTGAACAGTTTGATGTTGCGGCGGATGAATTTATGGATAGTAAATGGGCGCAACAGGTTGGTACAAGAGCGATTCGCGTAACCGAAATGATCCGTAGTGGTGAGTATATCTAATGCCGTTACAGAAATTTATTTTTAACCCCGGAATAAACAAAGAAGGCACAGATTACACCGCTGAAGGCGGATGGTTTGACGGTAATTTGGTGCGTTTTCGCAAGGGCTTACCAGAAAAAATCGGCGGCTGGGTAAAATATATCACGGCTTCTTTTGTGGGAACTGGCAGAAAACTTTTCGGCTGGACATCTCTTGCGGGCACAAAGCTTTTAGGTGTCGGTACATCAAAAAAACTCTACATTCAGGCAGGTACAAACTACAACGACATAACGCCTATACGAGTAACCACTTCTGCCGGTGATGTGACCTTTAGCGCAACTAATGGTTCAAGCTCAATTGATGTAACGGACGCTTCTCACGGCGCAGTTAAAGGCGACTTCGTCACTTTCTCAGGAGCAGCCTCGCTTGGGGGTAACATTATCGCTGCCGTGCTTAATCAAGAGTACGAGATTGACTCAATCACTAGCACTAACGTGTATGTAATCACTGCCAAAGATACCTCTGGAACAACTGTTACGGCGAATAGCAGCGATAGCGGCAACGGCGGTAGCTCAACGGTTGGTACATATCAGATCAATGTCGGCCTTGATGTGTTTGTTGCAGGAACAGGTTGGGGTGCAAGCACTTGGGGCGATGGAGCTTGGGGTTCTAGCACTCCTCTTATCTCCGTCAACCAACTTCGCTTGTGGTCTATGGATAGTTTTGGCGAAGACTTGATAGCAAATGTGCGGGCAGGCCGGATCTACTACTGGGATACCAGCGCGAAAACACTAGGGACTGATAGGGCTGTAGATATCGTTGATTTAACTGGCGCAAACTTCACGCCGACAGCCGCCCTTCAAGTCGTGGTATCCGACGTGGATCGACACGTGATCGCGCTAGGGGCGGACCCTATTAACGCTGCGGCCACCGCACGCACGGGCACGATAGATCCGCTTCTCATTGCTTTTTCTGATCAAGAAAACCCGGCAGAGTGGTTTCCTACGGCAACAAACACTGCGGGTTCACTGCGTTGTTCTGCGGGATCACAAATTATTGGCGGATTGCGCGCTAGACAAGAAACATTGGTCTGGACGGACGTGGCACTGTACAGCTTACAGTTCATTGGTCCGCCGCTGACTTTTGGCTTGAACCTGATCAATGAAGGCGTAAGCCTTGTAGGTCCCAACGCGGCCATTAATACGCCTAATGGCGTGTTCTGGATGGACAAAAAAGGATTTTATGCTTATCAAGGCTCTATTCAACCTGTTCCCTGTAGCGTGAAATCTTATGTTCTAAGCGACTTCAACGAAGCGCAAGCTTTCCAAGTCTTTGGCTTTGTAAACAAACAGTTTGACGAGGTAGGTTGGTTTTATTGTTCATCTACTTCTGACCTAATTGACCGGTATGTGACGTACAACTATGTTGAGCAGACATGGGCAATAGGTAATCTATCGCGCACCGCGTGGCTAGATGAAGGCATCGAAAGTTTTCCGCGTGCAGCAGGCGTCTCTAGCAGCAATAACTACATTTTCAGCCATGAAACAGGCTTTGATGACGAAGACTCGCCAATGGATAACGTGTTTGTTGAAAGCGCGGACTTTGATTTGGGTGACGGAGAGCAGTTTCAATTTGTGCGGCGTTGTATTCCGGACGTTAAATTTACGGGTGATTCCGGCGCAACCCAGACGCTAAACTTTGTTTTAAAAGCGCGTAACTTTCCCGGCGAATCACTGACCACGGATCAAACAACGTCGTTCACAAGCAGCACTACTAAAATCGACACGCGCGCCAGAGGACGGCAAGCTGCTGTTCGTTTTGAATCCGACGACGACGGCACCACAGGTACTCGTTTAGGGGTTGGTTTCAGGATTGGTGGCACGCGTTTAGATCTACAACCGAACGGTCGTCGATGAGTAAGCTACTACAGGGTCGATTGCCGTTCGCCGTCGATGGTGATTCTGTTGACGGAACCACGTTTAATCGCACTATCCGCTTGTTGGAATTAAGTTTAGACTCTTTCGATCCGGATGCGACGCCGCAGTTTGTTACGACAGAAAGGGATCAGCTTAAATTTGACGCTGGTGCTTTGATTTGGAACCCTTCTGTGGGGCGTTTGCAACTGTATACCGGCAATGAGTGGGTGAACCTATCAGACCCTCTGCCGTACATTGTTTCTAAGCTAGAGGCCACAGGCGAAATAGGCGTTGTTCAAGTAGTTACAAACGGGTCAATCGTGGTGAACGTACACGGTTAGATTGGTTCTTCTAATTAAAATAGGCGTATACTCGGGACATGGGACAAGCTGCACTTAAATACGACGACTTTGATGAACTTGACCAAGTTCCTATACCCGAAGGCGGTATCGCTACCTTTTTGACTGCGGAGACCGGATCTTGGGCCGATGACGACGATGACGTGCCACCCAAAGGCATCACGAACGTCGTAAAAATAGCAGACAAGCTGGCCGAATATGGCCGTAATGAAGACGAGTATATGGTCCACGCCGCTGAAGGCGAGACTGTGATACCGATGGAAGTCTTCAACCAAAACCCCGCCCTGAAAGACAAGCTTTTTGCAGAAATGCGCATCATGGGCATTGAGCCAGAACGTTACATAGTCGGTAACGAACTCAACTCCATCAACCCTGTAACCGGTCAGCCTGAATTCTTCCTGAAGAAGTTGTTCAGGGGCTTGAAAAAAATTGTCAAAGCAATACTGCCGGTTGTAGCAACTATCGCTCTTTCCATATTCGCCCCGGGCATAGGCCCTGTGATGGCAAGTGCGATTGTTTCAGGCGCACAAACCGCAATTCAAGGCGGCAGCTTAAAAGACAGCCTCAAAGCAGCAGCGATAGGGGGTATTTCCAGTTTCGCCGGTGGACAAATAGCTGACAAAGCGGGTTGGGCGGCAAATAGTGCGAAGCGGATGATGACTCAATCGGCTATCAACA